CAAATCTTGAACAAGTGGATTGAAATATCTATATGGGGCGGTGAACCAGAGATTGTGGCCGCGCACTCAGTTCAGTGAACCTAGTGTAACGATTACGAAGGAAAATACATCATGAATTTCAATATGCAAGAGTTTATCAAATACGTACTTTCATTCTACGGCCCCGGTGGTTTGTATGACTTCAATGCCAGTGTCGATGAAGTCAAGAAAGCCATTCGTATTCACCTGCTCAATGACGACGTTCCGTTTGAAGGTGACACCGTCGACCGCGAATCGATTCGAGATATCATTCTTGATGAAATCCGCGCTTGACATCTGATTCATCTGTTAGTATACTGTATTTGAAAGTTGAGAAAAAAGAGAGATTATATTATGGCATTCGTATCACAAGACAAGAAGAAAGAACTCGCACCGCAGATCAAGTCGGTACTCAAGAAATATGGCATGAAAGGCACGATCGCCGTTCGAAATCATATGGCCTTGGTCGTCACTTTGACCGAGGGTGTTATCGACTTCGAGGTTGATCGTGACAATTTTCAAGTCAATCCCTACTGGGTCAGTAAACATCACACCGGTGTGGCACGTGACTTTCTTGTCGAACTTGTCGACGCAATGCGTGGCAAAGACTTCTACGACAACACCGACATCATGACCGACTACTTCGACGTTTCACATTACATCGACATCGACGTCGGCCGGTGGAACAAACCCTATCGAGTGGTATCAGAAAAGGTAAATTAAATGCATCAAACAAATTATAAATCAATTTATCACCTTCGACATGCTCTGCCGTTTGTTAGAGGTTACCATGATGCTCAGGAGATGGGTAAACGAGATTCTCGATTTACCGACAACCCTGAGTATAATAAAGGATATTTTACCGGTGAGTGTGAGTCAAAATAATGTTTGGAATCATAAAACTTATAAGAATGTTATGGAGTCTTGTTGATCCCGCAAAGAACGCTCTGTCGTCCGCGCCGCTCGAGTGGAAGTATCTTGTGACTAATGTACTTGCCTTCATGTGGTGTGTCTCTTTTGGCATCACTGTTGGCGAGTACGTTATGATTGGTTACTCGATCATCGGTCACATTGCCCTGATCACGATGTGTTTTGTTACCTACTGGGCCATGACCTACAGTAAAGAACAATTTGACAACAAAAAGGATAACATTCATTGATTGTCGTTGACTATAATGGAATCGCGATCTCCTCGGTGGTAGTGCAGAAACTCGCCATCGAGGAAGACTTGATTCGACACTTTATTCTGAACACACTGCGAATGTACAACAAGAAGTTTCGCAAAGATTACGGACAGATGGTCATCGCGTGTGACTCATCGACATGGCGTCGTCAATACTTTCCAAACTATAAGTTCAAGCGTCGCGAGAGTCGTGACAAAGACGAGGTCGAGAAGGCGAACTGGGAAGAGATCTTTCGCATTATTAGTATGGTGCGCGAAGAAATTCAAGAGAATCTTCCGTATCGAGTCGTCAAGGTCGATGGCGCCGAGGCCGATGATATCATTGGCACACTTGCAATGGAGACACAAGAGTTCGGTAAACATGACGACGTTATGATCGTCTCTGCGGACAAGGACTTTGTTCAACTGCAGAAGTACAAGAACGTCAAACAGTACTCACCAATGCAGAAGAAGTTCGTGACCGAAAAGAATCCGAATACGTATCTCTTCGAACATGTTCTGAAGGGTGACTCCGGTGACGGTGTACCGAACGTACTGTCCGGTGACAACGTATTCGCCGAGGGCGTTCGTCAGACTCCGGTGACTCGCAAGAAGCTCGACTACTGGTCAGAACATGCACAGGATCTTCAGTCGGTCATGGAATCTGAGATCTATCGCAACTATATGCGTAACAAGAAGTTGATCGACCTCGAGGAGATACCCGAGGAACTTCGAACTGAGATCATAAATACGTACGAGAGTCAGGAGGACACGCCCAAGAATCGCGTTATGAAGTACCTGATCTCAAAGCGATGCAAAAATTTGATTACCGATATTGAGGATTTTTTCTGATGGCAGTGAATAAAATTAAAAACATGAGAGTGGACGACATTCTAAATCGAGTCGCCGAGGCAAAGACTCGCAAAGAGAAGATCGAGATTCTTCATACCTACAATAATCGTGGTCTTCGTGATGTGCTTCAGGGTGCGTTCGACGACTCGATTCAATTCGTTCTGCCGGAAGGTGCCCCGCCTTACACTGAAGGATCGGAACACACATACGGTACGACACTTCTTAAACAGTCCAAGAAGTTTACCTACTTTGTCAAGACCGATAACAGACCGGTAACCGGCCCTAAAGTAGAGACGATCTTTGTCAAACTGCTCGAGGGTCTACATCCCGCCGAGGCACAGATCGTAATCTGGATGAAGGACAAGGAACTGGGTGGTAAGTACAAGGGGCTGACTAAGAAGCTCGTGACCGATGCATTTCCGGGATTGATCAACGAGTGATTCTGTGATATAATACTATCACCGCAGTCAGGGCAGGGAATATACTCATGTCATTTCGTGATATCTGGATCGTATCCGATACACACTTCAATCATAAAAATATCCTTAACTTTCGAAATCGAAAGACGGGTGAGTTAGTTCGTCCGGGATTTCATACTCTTGAGGATATGAACGAACACATCATTGATCGATGGAACTCTGTGGTCAAGAAGGGTGATCTGGTGTATCATCTTGGTGATGTTTTCTTTGGCCCTCAAGAGAATTACCTACCGATTCATAAAAGACTTCGTGGATCAAAGAGACTGATTCTGGGTAATCACGACAACGTTCGGTTCTTTGCTCAGTATGAGTTATTCGGTAAGATTCAGATCTGGGAACCACTACAACAGTACGGTATTCTGTTATCCCATATTCCACTTGAAAAAGAACAACTAAAACGCGAGTCGAACGGACTTCTTAACGTGCATGGACACATCCACGAGAAGCCGTCACCGGAAGGGCCATATCGTTGTGTCTGTGTCGAGCAGACGAACTACACTCCGGTACACATCGATGAATTAAGGACTACATGATGATTGAACATAACCCACTATTTCGTACTGATGATGTGATCCGACACTACTCCGACAAGGATGGTGTTCCGATTACCTATGTCTGCACTACCGAACTTGATCCAGGCAACCTTGTCCCGGTCGATGTATTCTATCGCGAGACTCCACATCCCGAGTTCGGTAATCGGTACTTTGGTCTGCTGAACGATAACGAGGATCGAATACTGATTACGAATGCTGATTCAGTTGAGGAACTTACTTTTGCCTGCGTAGAGGATTCAGAAGGTGGTCTTTACTACTCACGAGATCGGCACGACTGCGTGACTCTTGACAATGGTGATATGATTGATGGTGGTCGGTTGTATACACGTACTAGCGGTTGCGAGGTATTTACATGTATAGTCAAAGATGGTAGAATGGTACCATTAGATGAAACTGAGGTGATTGAACAATGATCAAAAAATATCTTATGTACTTTGGAGCAATGCTCGGTATTCTTGCGATGTGCATGGCCAGTCTTATCGGCACCGCATTTCTCTATAACTACGTTGTAACAACATTCTCTACCACGGTGGTATCAATCACGACCATAGGGATCAGTATTACGGTTGCTGCTGCGGCACTTGCGGGAGTACTTGTACTGATGGATAACAATGACTTCGACCTTTGATAACAAGAACAATCCACTTGATGATACCGAGCGTGAACAGTTCGAGGTTCTCAAGAAGATGTTCTATCATACGATTCCCGAACGAATGCCCGACACGTACTTTATCTGTGGTGACGGTGGAGAGATCGACGAGGACACACTCCCTGAGTACATCTTCATCTGTCCGGCGTATGGTGTCGGTTGGTCGATACCATACAAAAAGGTCAGTTATGAGGATAGTGAATAATAATGTTATTTCGACCAGATGATGAAGTAAGAGTCGCGATGGAATCGTGGAAGGTGATCGAGGTATCATCGGATCTTGTGGAAGAAAGAACTCGGCATCTTGTCGGTATTGTGGGCGGCCTCGGCAGAGTCTGTTCACCGATTCAAGAGTTCGACACCGACACCATGGAAGTGACCACTCGATCCGGTAAGATATACGAATTGTTCAAGTCACCGAATACCGACATCGATGCACAGTATGTTCTTGCAAACTGGTGTGAGATGAACGGAATCACCGAGGTGTCCGATGTGACAGGAGAATACTGGAATGACTGAAGAAACTCCAAATTTAAGTGTTTACAACACTGACTGACTTTGATATAATGACCGACCAACATGTAGAAAAGATGATTTTAATAAATACACCATAGTATAAGAAAAGGTACAATAACTATGGTAAAGTGTTCAATTTGTCAAAAAACTTTTAAGAACAACAATGGTCTAGGTAAACACATACATAATAATCATGAAATAAACAGACAAGATTATTACGATACACATATTTCAGAAATAAGTAAATTCTGCAAATGTTGTGGCAAAGAAAAAACTTTTAGAGGATTGGGTGAAGGATACCGTATATACTGCAGCGTAAAGTGTAGATCAAAAGACACTGAACCTTCAAAATATTGGGAAGGTAAAAAACAAAGTAAAGATACTATCAAAAAAAGAATACAGAATACTGATCAATTATCAAAAGAACATAAACGCAAACAAACGATGATTGAAAAGTATGGTGTCGACAACCCATCTATGATACCTGAAGTTAAAGAAACTATATCTAAAAAGACGAAAGGTAAAAAACGGCCTAGAAGTAAAGAACACCAAAATAAAATTATTCAGTCAAAAAAGATAAACAATTCTTTAAAACATACATTAACCACACGTCAAAAAATTATCAACTCTCTTAATAATTATTATCAAAAAGGAAACGATCAATGTGTTACGGTAACGAGTCTTCCTTCTAACGGTAGAGGCCACAAAACTGGATACCATAATGGTATACTGTACAGATCATCATATGAATTGAAATTCTTGCACTTTTGCGAAAAATATGATATACTGGTTACCAGTTGTGAGTCGAAACAATATCGAGTGAGATATCATTACGAAAATAAACAAAGATGGTATTACCCCGATTTTTATTTGCCACAATATGATATATGTGTAGAAGTAAAACCAAAGTCTATGTTCGATGAACAATTTTATGCAAAAAAAGATGCGGCATGTTTAGTATATTCAAACTATAAAGTTGTTAATGAAAATCACTTGATTGAAGAAAGAAAATTATATGAACATATTTTTTATTGATTGGAATCCAGTTAAAGCCGCTCGAATGCAGTGTGACAAACATGTGGTCAAGCTTACAGTTGAAGCGGCACAAATGCTCTCTACCGCACATCGTCTTCTCGATGGTACCGAGTATTTCGACCAGACATCCAATGGTCGAAAGATTCGTCGATGGCGTCTGGATGATGAACGCGAGAACATTCTCTACAAGGCCGTTCATATGAATCATCCGTGCACGATCTGGACTCGTGCAAACTCGGCCAACTATATGTGGCATTACGAACACTTTGTCGCACTCTGTGATGAGTTTACACATCGTTACGGTAAAGTTCACTCGACCGACTCGCAACTTCGCGGCCCTCTGCAACGTATGCCAGACAACATTTCATATGCAGACAAGATCACCACACCGGCATTGGCGATGGAAGAATCATGTAAGGAC